GTTGCCAAATTTCTCAAAGCAAAAGGTATTAGAGGTAAAGGACAAGTCCTTGGTGCAGATACTATTAATGTAACACCAGAGTGGACTAGTTATTGGCCGGGTGGGTCAGTACCAGGTTCTACTAAAACACCTAAAACAGACTTCACAATAGGAAATAATAAAATCTCCCTTAAATCAGGTAGTGCTGCTCAGTTAATGAGTGGTGGTCGTAATGAGAGTATTGCAACTTTCTATACAGCATTAAAGAGTGTAGAAGGTATGCAGAAAAAAGTTGTTAACAAATTAACAGATATGTTTGAAGGATTGGCACCTGCTTCAGTTGCAGGTAGTGAATTGGGAAAAGAAATTAAAAAAGGTAAAGATAAGGCAGTTATGAAAGCAAACGCTGCTCATAAAGAATTAATGGGCGAACTAAGAACTATCTTTGCAAAGAACAAAGTCTTTTCAAATGCTTTTGCTTATGAAGCAATGTCTGGTGATACCAAGTTTGGTAAAAAATCTCCAGGTAGTTGTACTCATTTTCTTACAGTATCATTTGATGGTAAGAAAGCACATTTAAAAAAAGTAAGTGATAAAGCATATGTACAGAAAATTGCTGACCAAATGAAAGTGTCAGTACGTTTTAAATCATCATCACAAAAAGTTGGTGGTAAAAAGACAGGCAAATACAAGTATTGGTCTGCCGTAGGGTTAATAGTTGACAAACTGGAAGAAGAAATGAGACCTATTGAGGGACAATTATTACACGAAGGTGTATTAGATAAACTCAAAGATATCTATGGAAAAGTAAAAGACTTTATAGTTAACTTATTCAAAAAGATAATGGAATATATTTCAAAAGGTTTTAGTAATCTAATTGATTTTTTAGATTTAGAACCACAAGTAGATGTTGACCCAACGGTAAGAACAGATGTATAACGATTTATTAGTAGAAGATAAAAACACACACCTAGAACATTTAGAAGATGATATCATCAATAATGGTTATGCAGGTGGAGAAAATGCAGTAAACTTTCTTAAAGCAACAGCAGACTTATTATCAGGCAATTCAACTAAAAGTGTAAACGTAACTGTTAAATGGGACGGTGCGCCAGCAATAGTTTGTGGACCTAGTCCTGAAAATGGCAAATTCTTTGTAGGTACAAAATCAGTATTCAACAAAACACCTAAAATAAATTATACAGTACAAGATATTAAAAACAATCACACAGGTGAAGTTGCAAATATTTTACAAGATTGTTTAAGATACCTTTCTACACTAGGTCTTAAAGAGATATTACAAGGTGACTTATTGTATAGACAAGGTACAGTAAAGAAAACAACTTACAAATCAGCAAGTGGTAAATCTGAACAGATGTTATCTTTTCAACCTAATACTATTGTTTATATGGTACCAGAAGCGTCTGGTTTAGGTCGTAAAATTAATTCAAGTAAATTAGGTATTATATTTCATACAACTTATAAAGGGTCTAGTTTTGATAAGTTAAGTGCCAAGTTTGGTGCTAATGTATCAAAACTAAGAAGAAGTCCAAGTGTCTTCTTTGATGACGCAAGTTATAAAGATGTATCTGGTGTTGCCACAATGACAATTGGCGAAATGCAATCTTTTCAAAAGATATTAAACATGGCAGGTGGGTCATTAAAAAAATCAAAAGAATTATTAAACAAAATTAAAACGGAAACAAATACACTATCAGTAGGTGTACAATTAAAAACATATCTAAACAGTTTTATTAGAGCTGCAACTGATTTACCTAGTACAAAAGAAACAGCAAGTAAGTTTAGAAAGTTTTTTTTAGATAGAACACAAAAAGAAATTGATAGTAAGAAAACTGATAAAGGTAAAGAGAAATATATTATAGTGCAAAAAGAAGGACTTAAATTTATTGATAGTCAAAACGAAAAGATATATTTTGCATGTGCTACATATAAGACTTTACAGAAAGCAAAACAAGTTTTAATAGATAAGTTAAACAAAGCAAAATCAATAGGAACATATAAGACAACACCAAAAGGATTACAAGTAACTAATCCAGAAGGTTATGTTGCTGTTGACAAATCAGGCAAAGCAGTTAAGTTAGTTGATAGATTAGAGTTTAGTGTACAAAACTTTACTGCTGCTAAAAATTGGGATAAAAAATAATGGCTAAAAAAGGACTCTGGTATTATATGAACAAGAGGCGAAAAGAGGGTAAACCTAAACGTAAACCAGGCGAAAAAGGTTATCCAGGTGCAGGTGCATTTGATAGAGCAAATAAAGAAGATATTAATGTACCTATTAAAGTAGGTGATACTGTCAAAGGTGGTAAGTTTAAAAACAAATCTATCAAAGTTAAAAAGATAGGTAAGAATGATAAAAACGATATAACAATTAATGACAAACCTTTATTAAGAGTAAGACCACAAGTAGAAGGTTTTAAAGAATTTATAATGAAATACTTAGAACAGGCACCTAATACTGCTGACGCAATGAAAAGACACAAAGCAGGTAAGGCAGGTTTTACAGATAAAGCACATTTGAAAGCAAAAGGTTTAATACCTCGTTCAGATGGAGAAAAAAGAAAGAGTGATAAGTACAAATAATGATTACGTTTAAAGAATTAAATAAAAGGGTACCTAGAAAGAAAGGTCAACCTGCTAATTCTAAAAAACATAGTGACTTATATACAGACGAAAATCCTAAAGGTACAATACACGGTTTAGGATTTAAAGATGTTGCAACGGCAAAAAAGAGTGTTGCAAAGATTAAAGGTTCTGGTAAATCTCATGCTCATAAAATTCAGGCAGCGATTGCCATGGAACAAAGAGCAAGAGTTATGGGTAAGACTGCTGAAGCGGCAGTATATAGAAGTTTTATTAATGCAATGAAGAAGAAGACAAAAGAATGATACCATTTATTTTAAAAGAAGGTTTATATGACCCAGGTATATTCAAAGCATTTTTCCTTGCAGGTGGTCCTGGTTCAGGTAAAACATACGTTACAACTAAAGTAATGGGTGGTATGGGACTAAAGAATATTAATAGTGATAGAGCATTTGAAATAGGTTTAAAAAAGGCAGGTCTATCTTTAAAAATGCCTGAAGATGAGGCAAAAAAAAGAGACCCAATTAGATTGCGTGCCAAAGAATTGACAGGCAAAGCATTAGAGAATTACATACAAGGTCGTTTAGGTCTTGTTGTAGATAGTACAGGTAGAGATTATGAGAGTATAGCAAGACCATGTTCGTTATTAAAACAAATGGGATATGATTGCTATATGGTATTTGTGAATACAAGTTTAGAAGTTGCAATGGTAAGAAATACAGAAAGAGAAAGAACTGTACCACCTGAAATTGTAAGAACTAACTGGAATACTGTACAACAAAATATAGGTAAGTTTCAAAGACTATTTGGTCAACAGAAAATGATTATTGTAGATAATAATAAAGCAAACGAAAAAATTATCAATGATGTTTATAAACAAGTTGCCAAATTTGTTAAGAAACCTATAGACAATCACATTGCAAAACAATGGATTAGAAAAGAAACAGATAAGAGAAAAAGATGAAGACATTAAAGGAATTACTAAGAAAGAAAGTTGGAAGAAAACAACCAGTTGTATTTGCATTTGGTCGTTTAAATCCACCTACTGTAGGTCATCAAAAACTGATTGACAAAGTAATTACTATGGCAAAACGAGTGAAAGGTTTGCCTGTTTTGTATGTTAGTGCTTCACAGGATAAAAATAAAAATCCTTTAACAGCAAAACAAAAACTAGATTATTTGAAGAAAGTATACCCTCGTGGTATACAATTAATGCCTGCTACAGGCAACGAAAGAACATTTATGGAAATATTAAAGAATAGATTTGATAAAAGATATACAGATGTTTATATGGTTGCAGGTAGTGATAGAGTATTAGAGTTTAAAAAACTAATTAAAAAATACAACGGTAAAGATTACAATTTTGATACCGTTAATGTAGTGAGTGCAGGTGAAAGAGATCCAGACGCTGAAGGTGTAACTGGTATGTCTGCTAGTAAAATGAGAGCGCTCGCAAAAGTAAACAATTATAAAGATTTTAGGAGTGGTCTTATGAAGAACACAAAGGAGAAAGACGCAATGAAACTATTTAAAGATTTGAAAAATCAAATGGGTGTAAGAGAAGATATGTTACCACCTAGTACAAGTAGTGAGAGTGACGAGTTAAATATTATTAGAGAAAATTATCATGCAGGAGAAATATTTAATATTAATGAAACAGTTGAAAATTTAAAAGATGGTAGTATAGGTAAGATTATTAAAAGAGGACCTAACTACGTTCAATACGAAATGGAAGACGGTGGTGTTAAACGTGCATGGTTAGATGATATCGTTCCAACTGAGGATACGGTAAATGAAGAATTGGTTAATGAAAATATTGACCAGAAGAAATTAGTATTACAAAAGAATAGTGATAAACTAGTTTCATTTAAAAGTTTTGATGAAGAAATCAACGCAGCTTCTAATCAACAAGACGTAAATGTTGATGACGAAGATAAAGCAAAAGAAGATAATGAGAAGAAAGATAAACAAAAGAATAAAGTAAAAACACCTGGACAACCAGATACATTTGATAGTTATACTGATAGTCATATTTCAGATGAACAGAAAAGTAATACTAGAAAGTTTAGTCAAGTAACACCAGGACAAGATAGAGACTATGAGAAGTTAGTGGCAAAAAGAATG